CTGTAATAGCTTTTAGCCAGCCGTATGTTTCTTCCCATATTTTCATTTCTTCATCTACGATTGCGTTGATTTGAAATGTGTCATATATGAGAGTATCGCCGTGTCTATATGTAGGTGAAAATGGAGAGTTGACAGGAATTTCAGATGTTGAAACGCCTGGTAGTGATACAGTCTGACAAAAGTATCTAACAAATGGTAGCGTAGGAAATACGAAAGTAAACTTCGTAGTTTGAAGAATACTTGTATTATCCGGTATTGTTGTCAATAGACTTTCAGTAGCCATTAGTTTAGAATCCCATCGAAGTCGGCTTTGGTGTATTTCGTTTTATTATACTGAAAACTTACATTCACTTCTTTTATGATAGCATCAATATTATTTTTCCAATAGTTCAGAAACTTGTGAACTCTAGGTATATCAGGCACAATATCCTCTGTCTGCCAGTAAAACTCTTGCAAGATACTGGTGTAATCTGGCATATAGTATGTAACACCTACAAATACTATATCTTTTTTTCTTATTATAACCATATATGTATTTATAATACCTATTGTGTAAGGTATGATATTATATAAATAGATGTAGGTCGCGATATTACCAGTATCCACCTACTCTAATGCTAACAAGGGGAGCATCAGCCATGTCTATTTATTATATATATTCATACGTCCGTCAAGATGGTACACCATATTATATTGGAAAGGGTAAGGGAAATCGTGCATATAAACGTCGAAATTCCTGTCCAGTACCTACAGACAAATCCCGCATAGTATTTTTAGCCGAAAATTTGGAAGAAGAAGCTGCTCTGGAAATGGAGAAGTGGTTGATTGCGTCTTATGGAAGAAAAAGTGATGGTACTGGGATATTGAGAAATTTATCTGAAGGTGGAGAATCTCCACATTCTGGATGCACTCATTCGGAAGAAACTAAGCGGAAAATAGGTGAATGGAATAAGAAAAAAATGGAGGAAGATCCAGAGTGGGCAGATCGATTGAAGAATGCCAATAAGGGCAGAAAATTTGGTGATGAATGGAGAAAAAAAATGTCCGACAACAATGCTATGAAGAATCCAGAACATCGGGCTAAAGTTAGTAAAGCACTAAAAGGACGTGTTATTACTGATGAATGGCGCCGAAAAATTAGTGAAGCAAAAAGAGGCAAAAAAAGGGACCCGTAGGTCCCTTTAGTTTCTGATAGGTTGTTCCTACTCTTTTTAATAAATCAGGTCAAATTTCTTACACGGAACAGGCGATAGTAGATATTAGCATTAGCAGCTGTATCACGATCACCAACAGCGCCTGTACCAGCAGTTGTTGCGAAAGGATTGGCCACCATCCCGTAGCGTGTCTTAAACCCGATCTTTGGCTGGAAGGAGTCCTGACCAATTGCACGAACCATCTGTAGTGGAACGTATGGGCAGTAGAATAGACCGGAGTCATAAGGAGAAGAACCCTTATAGCCTACGCAGGCGAGTTCGTCACCGTTTGCAGAACCACCGAAGTAAGGATCAATGTAAACCTTCATACGGCCGTGTAGTGTACCGGCAAAAGTGTTGCCAGTGTCATCTACGTTTAGGTTAGCCTGTAAAGCAGGGGTGTAGTCGAGAACGCCAGCCATAGCCATTGCAGAAGCAACGTCTGAGGAAACGATCACGATGTTACCCTTACCGCGACGAGTAGCCTTGGAGATAGCGTTAGCATCGCGTTCGATCTGGAAGATTAGACCCTTGAACTTTTCAACTGACCAACGACCATTTGAGTCGGTGTCAAGATCGAAAGTACCAGCAGTGGTAACACCATACTGAGCGCCAACAGTAGCAGACCGATAGATTGTGCGAACAACTTCACGGTTGATTTCAGCGAGAATTTCTGTGCTGAGAATGTTGGATAGTTCTGTTTCAGCATCTAGACCGTGAACAGCCTTAAGATCCTGAGCGAGTTCCATGGTGTATTCTGCCTTTAGCGCACGGCTCTTAGCAGTAACAGTGACCTTATCGATTGTGAAGGCCATTTCAGCAAAAGCATTAGCAGCAGAATCGCCGAGTGCTTCAGCCTGTGCAGTTGTCATACCAGTGCCGACAGAATATGATGTGTTAGCAGATGTGTCAAGTACAGGGTTTGTATTGCCGATGCCAGCAGCGCCACCAGCGATTGTACCACCAACGTTAGCAGCAGCATTTAGTGCTGAGAAAGCGGTGTTAGATTCGTTGAATAGTGCTTCAGCTCCAGACTGATCAGCATAACGGGCGCGCATTGCGAAAATGAGGCCAGTTGGACCGGTCATTGGCTGAACGCCGCAGATGTCGTAAGCCATTAGGTTAGGAAGGGCCCGACGAACTAGAGAGATGAGGATTGGATCGTAAGAACCAATGTTCCCACCGCCGTAGTTGTTAGTAGGAGCGGCTTCGTTTAGCTGACGAGACTCTTCAGCCATTGCCTTTTCCTGGTTTTCAAGAACCATTGCAGTAACTGCACGACGATATGCGTCCTTAATCTGTGGTAGACCATCGTGGTCTAGTACAGGTGACCACTTGTTTTCTAGGTTTTCTGTAAGATACATTTTTATTTACTCTTTTAAATCTTACTTATTAATAATATTTATAACAATATTACTTTGGAAGATTATTGCCGAGAGCGCGAACATAAGAAGCGATTGGACCCATTATTTCTTCAGCGATAAGACCGCCTTCAGCTTCTACTTCCTCGTTGTCAAGAATATTTTCAGACTTTACTGAATTAGTGAAATAGCTTTCTTTTAGAGTAGCAACCTTTGCGCTATAGGCCTTAGTAGAGGTAAACTCAATACCTTCAGCTAGTGACTTTAGCTTTTCAGCCTGTGTGTCAGTTAGACCCTCACAAGCATCAGCAAGGATTTCTGACTGGGTTGATTCGTTTAGTGATCTTGTTAGTTCAACATTACGATCAATCTCTTCGTTTAGTTTGCCTTCAAGTTCAGCAACATTTGCAGCCATTTCTTCGACTACAGAAACCTTATCTTCTGGGATGTCGATATAATGTTCAGCAAATAGATTGCGAAGACCAGAAATAAAATCTTCAGTCAGTTCAGTACGAAGACCTTCAGTGATAGCAACTTCATTATCTGATACCCACTGCTCAACAACATAGTTGAGGTAGTCATCAACATTTTCTGTAAGTTCTTTCTTAATTTCTGCAACCTGCTCCTCAAGAGTTTCAGCATATGCTTCTTCAATCTTGGCAAGTTCTTCTTCTACCTTCTGCTTTACAGCAGCTTCAAAGATTGTTGTGGCCTTTTCTTTAAACTCTTCGGAGAGTTCTTCGCCAGCAAGAAGTGCTTCAACATGTTCGGACATGTCAATCTGAAGTTCTTCAACTTCTTCAGCAACAACTTCTTCTTCAACTTCTTCAGACTCTTCGGAAACGAGTTCAAAGTTTTCATCAATAGCCTGAGCGATTTCTTCTTCTGATAGACCTTCAGCTAGTTTTTCTTCGATGAAAGCTTCTAGTTCTTCAGATAGTTCAAATTCTTCTTCCTCAGCAACAACTTCTGCTTCGGATTCAGCAACAACTTCTGCTTCGTCTAGTTCAACATCTTCTTCCATAACTTCAGTCTGCTTCTTACCCTTTTCAGCAGCGACAGCAGCCTTTGCAGACTTGCTTGTGTCTTTGCTTACTGGACCAGCAGCCTTTGCAGAACCAGGAACATCACCCTGCTTAACGAGAGCAGGACCTAGATCCTGTGCTTCATTATGCTTTGGATCAGCTTCTGGTGCTTTTGAACCTGGCTTTAGTGTAGCCATGTTTGGATTTGATTTATTTGCATCGCGGTCGGGATGACCAGCGCCCATAGGATTAACCTCAGGATATGCGCCTTCCTTCATCAGGATTCCCTTCGCAACATCTGTAAGTGACTTACCCATATTAGAATACTCCTTTTTCGTTTTAGTATTTATAATAATTAGAGTTTAGAGAGGAAGTTGTTAAACACTTTCAGTGCTACTTCTTCAATTTCATTTTGACTAGCTTCTTTAATGACTTTCTTCGCTCTATCATGATGCATTGGTAGCCATCCTTTGTTAGTCAGAATCCATTCAGCATCTTCCATGATGCCTCTTACGAATGCTTCTGGTGCAGATGGATCAGCTACAATGTCTGCCGCTGTAGCTAGATGAAAATCATCTTGCACTAGTTGATAACCGTTATGTGGTCTAAGAGACCCTACGCCTCTTGTTGACACACCTAAACTTGCTCCTCCGTCTAACAAACTCTTCACGATTTTACCATTTGGAGTATCCATAATTTTAGCTTTACCGATAAAGTTATTACCATCGGGATATAGCTTTGTGATCATGTGAGACACACGATCCAAATTGATTGTTGGTGAATCTGGATGCCCTAGTTCACCAAAGGCTCTATTCTTATTTACATAATCTTTATTATATCTATCAACTTCTTTAGATAGAACGCCGTTAGGATAAACACGGCCGTTTCTATTCTTTTTTTCAGCCTGCATGAATACACCTTCAATGAAGTGTTCTTTCTTGCCAGTCTTGTCATTCATTTCCGTAATATATTGTACGTCAATGACTTCTTCTGAAATGAGTTTCATCTCTTATAGTCCTAGTCTACTGCGCTTCATTAGAGACATTCTTCTCTTCCGAAGCATTTGATTTCTTTTTGTTCTTGACTTTCTAGCAGCTTTTCTTGCGCCTAGTTTTCTTTTTCTACGTTCAGATGCGGACATTCGTGTCAACTTACCTGCACGCATTGTAAAA